GTGGGCATGACTAGCCAACCACCTGGGCGTTACGCATCGCGGTGGTGGCGGGCATGTTCGCCGGCGACGGCCCGGTTGGGGCGGCGGCGCCGGGAACAGTTTCGGGTGGGCCGGCCGGCGCCGCCGCCGGCTGCTGGTTCAGCACCGCGATCAGCTCATTCACCTGACCCATGCGGATACTAGCTTTGATCGAGGCGACCTGCTGCTGAGACACGCCGGGCAACATGTCGATCAGCTCCTCAATCGGGATCCCCGCCGCCGCCAGCTTCGTGATGCCGTCCACAATCGCGCCGAACGCCCGGGCCTCGGTGTCCCGCCACACAACCTCGCTCGCGGTATCCGCGGCACTCACCGGGTCGCCTTCGATGTCGGACGCCAGCCGGAAAACCTGCTCCCACGATTCCCCGAACCCATCCCGCTTGGCGGTTAGCTTGCGCTGCTGGTTCGCCTCGGCGGCCGCCAGGGCTTCGGCGGAAACGTTGACCAATTTCCCGGTGATCTGACTGGGGCTGATCTGCGCCGCCAACGCCAACGCCTCAGTCATCTCCTCGAGGACACCGTTGTACTGATCCAACGCCGCAGGCGGAAACGAGTGAGTTTGCACGGTGTCGTCGTTGAACGCCCACACCCGTTTCGCGCTGGCCTCCAACACTTCGTTCGGCGACGCCGACCACCCGGTGATCACCTTCTGCGGGAACGCCCCAAACCGCGACACCAGGATCCGGTCGAAGTTGACGCAGTTGATCGCCTGCTGCGCGCGGATCAGCGGCGCGATCTCCCCGACGATCATGTCATCGGCATCCCGCGCATTGACGAATCGCACGATCGGCGTGTTCGCCGCCCCATGGCGGATCGGATCCCCGAACTGTTGGATCGTGGCCGTCCGCATGATCGGGGTGGCGTACTGGTCGATCGGCAACACCTCCAGCCCACCCAGTTGCAGCGGGTACACGTACTCGTCGTCATAGAACCGGCCGACCCACTTCGCTTTAGCCTCACCCTGATCGACCCACACTTCCATCCCGTACGTCGGCCACAGATCAATCGACGGGTCTTCGTAGACCGCCAGCAGTTGCCGCGGCGACTTGCACCGCCACACACTTTGGCCGGGGTTGTCGGGATCCTCGGTGACGATCACATACGACGCGCCGTAGGTGATCGCCGGGCGGTAGACCTCGGCCTGGCGGGCGTCCATCCGGTTACGCTGCCAAATCGCCCACGCCGGCCCGTTCTCCTGCGCCAACGCCGTATGATAACCGACCACCGACAAATTCTGGGTGAAACTGTCACGCACCAAACCCAACACGTTCTTGATGGAAAGCCTTGCCAGATCAACGATTTCGTTCGGCGAACCGTCAGGCACCTCCGGTTTCCCCAACACCCCGGTGACGTAGCCGTAGATGCGGTCAAGCCACAGCCGCTCGGTTTGCGCCAACGTCCACATGTCGCCGAACAGTTGCCGGATGTCGTCCTGGTCGAGCATGAGTTTACTTGCGGCCCTTGCCTTTTGGCTTCGGTGTTTTGATGACGGTGGAACGTTTCGCCAGCGCCGGATACTCCGATTTCACTTTGGCGTAGACCGCGGCCTTCTCGGCTGGGGTGCCGTGCTGACCGACACGTGACAGGGCATTGCGCGCTCTCGCCATCGTGTCGACCGGATAGCTCTTCACCGTCTTACCGCCAACCTGTTTCGTCACCGCATACGAACCCGCCGGCGCCTTCGTGTTCGCCACAAACGATTTCTTCTTACCCGCCATGGCTATCTACCTCCCGGTATCGGGCCTAAATACTCCAACCGCGCCAACCCAGGATCCGACAGACACACCGGCGTCGAATCCTGCGGCGCCTCAAACCCGAACCCTGAAAGAGCTTGCGTCCCAGCGTTATACGTGACACTCGGGAAATCCACGTCATAAATCAGCGGCTCCGACAAGCCCAACGCCGGCGCATTGCACAACAACTGCACACCCGGCGTCGCATCAGCATTGATCGTGCAAAGCTGCCCAGCAACGATCTGCGCCGACACCGGCGCCAACACCACCGCCGTATCATGCACACTGCTATCCGGCCACACCAACTGCGGAACCTGAATCGACGCACCCTCAGCCAGCCGCGGATAAAACGTCACCTCCGCCGCGATCGGCTCCACCATCAACGCATTCGCCGCGCTATCCGCGGCAGCCGACTCCACCGACACCCAAAACCCAGTCACCAAAAAATAATTCGCCGAGTTACCGCCCGGCGGCACACCCGGCACCGGAGCACCCGCAGTCAAAACCTCAACCGACACGGTACCCCGATTCAACTCACTACCATCGGCCACCAACAACGAAACCGGCTGATGCCCCAACTCAGCGATGAACTCAATGTGGTAACTCCAGGTCACCGGCTTAGTCACAAACACATTGCCCGGCCCGATATTCGCCATCCCCTCGAGCCCGGCCGTCAATTCATCCGTGCTCGGGTCAGCCACAATCGGCGCACTCACCACCGCATCAAGCGCCAGCGTGAACGTACCCAAGTTCGGGCTGCCCTCAAAGAACACATGCTGCACTTCGTTCGTCAACGGATTTCCCTTTACACAAACACCGCGCGCCCGGTGCGCGGTCGCGGCTGCTCAGCGACCTCGGAACTCACCAAACCCCACAACGCCAACGTCGCCGTCGTCAACGGGGTAATATCTGACTCCGAATCCTTACGCGACCAGCCCCAGCCCGTATCACCGATCGACCGTTTCCGCGCCACCGACAACGCCGTGTTCAATATCGGCTGATCCAAATGCCGCAGATAGCCGTCCATCACCGCGTCAAAAAACCTGCCGCACGCCGCCGCCATCTGCCGCGCCGTCGTCACCGTCACCGTAATCCCGCACTGCCGCAACGGATCCACCAACGTCGACGCCGGGCTAGCCCCATCAACAACCACAGCCCGAACACTGTGCCGATCACACATACCGAGGATCTTCGCCACACCCCAATCAGGATCACCGCGCCGAGTCTCCACCACATCGACATACGGCAAACCCTCACACGTCCACGACGCCGCCCCAATCGACGCCGAATTACGATCCGGCGCAACATCAATCGCAAAACACACTTCCGCGTCCTGATTAGCGACAAGACCAGGAGCAGCACAAACCCGCCACGACTCTGGGCTGATCACCCGATGCACACCCAGCGAAGCCCAAATCCCGAGACGTTCCCGCGCGAATCCCTCATCCGAGGCGACCGCCCGCTCGGTGACGATCGTGTCATGCGTGATCCGCCGGCCCAGCGCCGGATTCGCCGCCGCCCACGCCGCCGGATCATCCAAGTCACAATCCGGCGGCGCCGACCACTCAAACCACGCGCTGCGGTGATCCTTACCCTCGAGCCCCATCGTGCGGAACCGGCCAAACACCACACCCTCACCAGGATTAGCCGGCGGCGTCCCGAACAACCAAATCTGATGCGCCGGCCGCGCGCTGACCGTGTAAAGAATCGCCTCCCATTGCAGATCGCTTAAAATCTCAGCCTCATCCAGCAATAGGCAATCAACCGAAAACCCGCGGATAGCCGACTTCGACCGCGTCACGAACCGAATCTCTTGCCCGGTCCGTAACCGGATGTACTCCCGAGCAACTGCGTTACCGACGTTGGCGACCTTTTTCCGCAGGTCATCGAAGTTCTCAAAGTAGGCTTTGATCCGCTGAAACATGATCTGCGCCGTCCGCACTTCGTGCGCCGACGCGATGATGCACCGCTCGCCGAACAGGAGCAGCCCACCCAATGCGCGGCCTTCCTCAATCGTGCCCTTCCCGTTCTGCCGCGGGCACGACACACCGACCGTCTTGGCCGCCCACGTCCCATCCGACCGCTCCCCCAGGCCGCCCTCAAACACGTTCTCTTGCCACGGGTCATAGATGGTGCCGTAGGCGGCCATCAGTTCCACGACGTCGTCGAAGCTGTTACTGCGCGGGTTGCTGGGCGCGTGCCTTACGCGCGGCACTTGCACGCCGGCGGGCAGCGCGACGCTGGGCGATTTCATCGGCGGCGGTTACATCCTTGCTGGTGGGTAGCTTGTCAATTTCGTTGAGGACATCAGTCAGGCGCAGCGCCAGCGCGGCCAGGTCACGGCCCGAGTCGGTGTCATCAATCGCGGTGGCCAGCAGGTCACGCAGGGCCTCGAGGGTGGCGCGTTTGTCGCCGGTCTGGGCGACGCCGACTAGGGACACTTTGCTGGATCCTTTGCTGCACCGCGGTCATGTTTGCTGGTGTGCGGTTGGGTTAGCTGCGGTTAGCTGACTCGCCCACGCTGCACGTCGCTGACCTGCGGATTTTCGGCTGGGTGTGCAAAGCCGCAATGCTTGGGCTGCGGCCGCCGAGTTTGCTGTGGGGCCCTCCCCCACGGTGCCCATCCGGAGGGTTTGCTGGCATGGACACGGGGTTTGCTGGGCGGTTTACCAGTCCCGCGCGTGCCGAGCCGGGGGTGGTTTGATGCCGCGGCGCATGTTGCAACCGAGGTGGGCGACGGCGAGCGGGCCGTGGTTGTGGCCGCCTCGAGCGACCGGTGTCCGGTGGTCGGCGGACTTCGACCAGGGATCAGGAAAGGCGAGTGCGGAGTCGACCCACTGGCCGCATATCCAGCAAGTATCGGAGGCGTTGAACGCGGTTTGCCGGTTGCGTAGGTAGGTGCGGTCTTTGGTGCGGGACATTGGACATGGTTTATTTGCGTTTGGGTTTGGGGGGGTGCCAACGAACCGGCGCGTAGGTGCCGAGCTCGTGCCGGTGGCCGGTTGGGAAGTTTTCCATTCTCGGTCTTCCCCAAGCGTCTAGTTTTGGGGCGGGCTTGGAAGCGGCGGCGGGTGGTGTGGCTTTGCGTTGGCGTGCTTTGGCGCGTTGCCCGGCGGCGCGTACTGCGGCGTCTGTTTGTTGGGGAGTCTGCTTTGGGGTCATCCGCATTGATTCGTTGCCTATGGTTCCGGCAATGCGGCTCTGGCGTACGGTGGCTGCTGCTTGGGCGACGTTGGCGGCGTGTTGGGTGCGGCCTTTGGCTGCGGCTTGGCGTGCCGCTGCGGACGCTTTGCGGGCCGCGTCGGTCCATCCAGTCATCAGGGTTGCCTCTCGCTAGGATCCTGCGTCGATGTTGAAACAGTTGTTGCACACCGAAAACCAGTTGTCGGGAGACGCCGGATCGCGCTTAATGTACTCCATGTCGTGCTGAGAGTAGACGAGTTCGACTTGGTCGGGGGTGTGGGTGCAGCCGGCGTAGACGCGTTGGCAGTCGTAGTTGGCGCGGGCTTTGACTTCGTTGATTTGGTCGGCGGTCAGGGTTGGTGGGCTGCTCATGCGGTGGTGGTGGGGGTGTCCCAAGTCTCGCGGGCGCCGGTTTTGTAGGCGGTCCGTCCGGATTCGCGGGTGGCGCCGTCGCGGTGGGTGGCGATGCTGCCGGTGTCGCGGTGGTCGACCAATGACGGTTGCGTGTAGGCGATTAGGTGGTTGTGGTGTCGGCACCATTCGGTGATGGCTTCGTCGATGTCGAGGTGGCAGTAGGGGTTGTGGTCGATGAAGCGAACCAGGTTTGGAACTTGGCTAGTTCGGATGGCGACAGCGACGGCGTGGAACAGGGTGCTGGCGGTGATCCAGGCGTGGTGATGCTCAGTAGCGTGCTTAACAGCGGCCATGATGGCTGCCTGGTGTTGGGGTGGGCGTTGGCGGCCGAGGTAGAGCGACACGATGGGTGTGGGTGCGGTGTCCAGCGCCAGAGCAGTTTGAGCAGTGAAATCGGGTATCGGCAGGGCGTCATCTTCGATCACCAGGGCCCATTCGGTGGTGGTGTGTTGGTGGTGGTGG